GTCGGCCGCTTCCCGATGAAAAAAGACGGTGCCCCCTTCACCTGGGCCGGGGTGAGATAGTCGGCCACCACCACGGGCACCGTTTTCATTCCCAGGGCCTGCGCCGCCATCAATCTCCCATGACCCTTGATGATCACCATATCCCGGTCCACCACGATAGGCTGATCCCACTTGAACTCGGCAATAGCCCCGGCGAGCTTCTTGACCTGCGCCTCCGGGTGCGCCTTCGGGTTCTGGACGTAAGGGATGATCTTGTCGATGGAAAGCATTTCAACTTTCAAGGGCGGCTCCTATATCAAAAATTCCTGGCTCGTGGAGGTTAGTCGCGGTGTCATTATCCGGTACCGCGTTTGATCATAGTGGTGGTCCTCAGCCTCTGTTTCCACGTCGTCTGGCTTCTTAGAGTCCCGGGGAAGCGTGGGGACCGTCCTGATCCAATGACGACAGGTATCAAAAATAAATAGGCCAGGTTCTTCCATGGGAAACTTTGCCCTCTTATCTCCGGTTTGGGAATCAATTACGGGATTACCTGTCTCTGGATCAACTTCAAGGCAGGCCAACAGCATCTTCCTGAGCCCTTCAAGGCCCGTTGCCCGACTTCCTGGTCTTTTGTCCGCCTTGGTCCATCGCACGCCGACCTTGAGCATGTCATCGGCAATACAGACGCCGTTCTCGGCTTGGTAGATACTGGAGTCGGCCGGCCCCGGATTAACCCGGAAAGGAAATGACTTCTCGATTTCGACAATGCGCTTAGCGACGTTTGTTGCCAGCATCTTGCATCCCTGATTCGCAAGACCATTCCAACCGTAAAATTCAGCTATTCTAAAGAGCGTTCCTTTCGGCCACTTCTTACCCCCCAGGCCCTTTATCTCGACCTGCCGACCGTCACTCTCAGCCCACCAGCCTACAGAAAATGGCTTTGATGATCCCCAGTCAAACGAGCGGTCAACCTGCCAGTTCTTGGGAATCTCAAAAGGTTGGAGGATATGTTTTTCAGGCACCCAAAGTTCATCAAGGGCACCCCCGGCGACAATACTCCAGTCAGCGAACAGCCAAGCCCGGCGCTTCATGGGGTCAGGATTGCTCGTGAGATTCTTGATATAATCCGGGTCGGCCTTGGTAAGGTGGATGTTCTCTGAATAAACACCCCGAATCCTTACCCGCTTTTGACCGTCGTCATTTTCTATCGGCACCCCTGCCGGAGCCGGGTCAATAAAATAGCCCTTGACCCATCCATGGCCCTTTCCATACGGATTTGCGGTGCTCCTGATCTTCCTAGGCATTCCTTCATAAGAAGACCGATTGCAAGCCTTCATATCGTCATAGCACCCGGAATTGGCCCAAGCCGTCAATTCTTCCCAACCCATCCAGGGGTATTCATGCCCGTGGTATTTCCAGTAATCGTCACGGCGCTTCATGTGCCGAAAGTAGAGGCGCTCACCTTTAGGGAAAGCCCAAAAATAATCCCCCTCATTAAACTTGGCACCAGGGAAGATCTGAAAAAACCAGCGTTTCGACTTGGCTATCACGTCTTCGAGTTGTGGGTACTCTTCCCGAAAAAGGATACCCCGCCAGTGCTGGCCGAAGCCCACGCCGACATGCTGGGCAAAGTCCATTAGCAATGCATCTGTCTTTCCAGGCCCCCGGGTCCCCTCGTAAAGCACTTCTAAATATGGACACGACAAAAACAATTCCTGACTCCCAGGATTGGGCCGCCAAATAGTGTTAATCTTGGCTAAGGAGTTTTTCTTGTCTGATATGGATCGCTTTTGCAGCTTCATCCCAGTCTTCCGGTTGCCTTTCGCCAGGCACTATTAAGACGCCTTGCATGATGTTAAAGGTATTGCCCTGGTTTGGATTGCTTTCGCGCCATCTTTCCGGCATTCGACATTTGAGCCAAAAGCACATAGCTCCGGTGTCTGGCGCCAATACTTTTTTAATCTTCTTGATCCGCCCTACTTTAGCTGTGCCATCAGGCAATTTAACCAAAGTTGTTTCTGTTTCTTCGTATTCATAACCAAGAGCGCGTTTCAAAAGGGAATCTTCCACCAGGGAATCAACAAAATTACGGCTTGTTTTTAATGCCTTACCTATTTCTTCATGGGCCTTGGCCCAAACCAGTAGGGTTTTGTGCGCGATACCTATTTCTTTCGATATTTCCTCATTGGTCAATCCGCTCCGGCACATCCACTTCACGAGTTGCGGGTGAATGTTCGGATCGTACTTTGATTTCGGCCCACGTTTAGCCATTTTCTTGACAACTTCCCATTTCCATGTTATTTGGCATATCTATTGCAATTTATAATATTAACCACACGCGCCTGTATTCACGCGGTTAACCACGCGTGCGAACAAGTAAGGTAATATAATTCCAGGTTCTTTTAAAATCTATATCCATGAAGACTTTGGAAAGCATTTTTAGGGGAACACATGATGCGGTCATGTCATCCTGTCCTCTTGACAAATCCCGTTTCGTTCGGTTTTTTCCGAACAGGCCGCCCCATGCTTTCCTTTAGTTCCTGAATCTTTGTTTGCGGCAGAAACACATTTTATCTTTTAGACCAGGTAATAAAAACAGGTTTTGACAAAATTATTAAGAAGAAAATTGAAGATGGGTGCCTGTACATTGGATCGAGTGCGGGTTCTATGATTGTAGGTAGAAGAATCGACTTGGCTTCTTCACTCGATGATAGTTCGAAGGCTCCAGATCTAAAATCAGATGGATTAGGAATTGTCGATTTTGTTGTTCTGCCTCATT